GCTGCAGTCGAAGAAGAGGCTGTAGTTGAAGAGTCCGAACTCTCTACGGAGAGCGAGGAGACGGCACAAGAAACAGAAGAGGACTCGGAGGAGACCGTGACCGCCGCCGCGAACACACCGGAACTTGAGGTTCCGGCTGACCGCCGTCCGGCACTAGAAACTGCTGCCGCTCCCGTGGTCATCACGGCGGGCGCAGACATTCCTGGTGTCAGCGCTGGGTCAGTACTTCCTAACCTGCGTGCAGTTGCGCAGGCACTACTAGACCGCAAGAAGGGAATGGGCCGCACGAGCGGCGGAGATGGTGAGCAGCACACTGTTGCAACCTTCACCACAGAGTTCCCTGCAGACCGACTACTCTCGAGCTCCGAGTTCGATGCGAACTCTGTCAAGGTCGAGAACGTCATTTCAGCAGAGGCAATCACCGCAGCCGGTGGTCTCTGTGCACCAGTTACCGTCAGCTACGACATCTTCGGATTCAACGAGGAGACTGGCCGTCCGGTCAAGGACTCTCTCGCTGTCTTCGGTGCTGACCGCGGCGGTATCCGCTTCGTCACTCCGCCAACTCTAGACGACCTAGACGGCGCAGTATCGCTCTGGACTCTCCAGGACGACATCGACGCAGCTACCGCTGGTGCTCCTGACCCAGTCAAGCCATGTATCCGAGTTGCATGTGGAAACGAGGTCACCGTCTACACAGACGCTATTCCTCTCTGCCTCACCTTCGGTAACCTTGGTGCACGTGCATGGCCAGAGCTTGTCGAGCGCCACATGGCTCTCGGTATGGTCTCCCACGCTCGTTACGCGGAGACACGTCTCCTTACCCGTATCGGTGCTCTTTCGACAGCGGTTACCGCTGACGCAGAGCTCGGCGCGGCTCGAGACTTCTTCGTACAGCTCGACCAGGCAGCAGCAGGTTACCGCAACCGCTACCGCATCTCGTCGACTGCACCGCTCCGTGTCATCCTTCCTGAGTGGTTCAAGAACGCACTTCGTGCAGACGTAACCAAGCAGCTTCCGGGTGACGGTCAGGACGTCACGTTCAACCTAGCAGATGCAACCATCAACCGCTGGTTCGCTACTCGTAACATCAACGTCACTTGGACGATCGATGGCGAGACTGGCCAGATCATGGGCGCACAGGCTGCTGGTGCACTGAACTCGTTCCCAACTACACTCGTATGGTACCTCTTCGCAGAGGGAACCTTCCTGTTCCTCGATGGTGGAACACTCGACCTCGGACTTGTTCGAGACTCGACACTCAATGGCACGAACGACTACAAGATCTTCCTCGAGACCTTCGAGGGTGTCGCAATGGTCGGTATCGAGTCGCTACGTGTTACCTCGAATGTCGCACTCTACGGAGCGTCGGCAGCAACGGTTAACACCACCGCCTGAGAGTAACCCCTGACGAGAAGTAAGCCGCCGGGCTTAGTAAGATTACGAGAGGAAATGTAAGTGGCTGGAATCGGTGCAGTTGTTACTGGTAACGCTGTCGCAAAGCCTGCTCTCTATGGTCTTCTAAGCCCGGCGGTTACCGTCGTTGAAGATTCAACACCATACTGGGTCAACGGCTTCGAGTATGAAGCTCTTGAGTGCACAACAGATGTCCAGATCTACCCGGTCTGTACTAACGGCGATGCAGTAGATGTTATCACTGCAGCATCTGACACATTCACTCGATCGTACTTCCCATTCTCAATTCGCACAAGCTTCAAGGCGTCGCCGATCAGCTTGCGTCATGAAGAGATTGAAGAGCGGGCCGAGTGGGCACTGGATGCATGCCGTCAGAAGACGATCGAGCATGAGCTGTGGACTGGAGAGCTTGCTCAAGCAGAAGCAGTCTCTTACGGTTCAGGGTACCCGAACAGGTATCTTGCATCTACTGATGCAACAGACCTTACACCTAGTGCTGGTGTTGGTGTAAAGGCGAAGTATGCACTCGCCCTTCTTGAGCGCGCCCTTGCTGACTGCGGATGCGGTTCACAAGGACTCATTCACGCGACTCGTGATGTGGCGACTACTCTTGCGCCTAAGAACGAAGACGGTGTGCTTCTTACACCGCTCGGCAACAAGATCATTGCGGGATCCGGATACACCGGTAGCGCACCAGATGGAACGCCTGCATCAGGCACAGAGATCTGGATGTACGCCACTGGACCGGTGACCGTCCGTCTTGGACCAGTCGAGCTAGTTCCTGGGGCTGTAAAGTCTCAAGCAACTGACACGTCTGTCAACACGGTCGAGTACTTTGTCGAGCAAGCCGCAGCGGCAACTTGGAACTCATGCTGCCACTTCGCGGTACTTGTAGACCTGTCACTAGACTACGCATAAGCCAACACATAGCAGGAGACACTCAACATGGCAATCGACTACGCAGCATCTATTCTTGGCGCTGCTCTTCGTATTACCCGGTTGCAGGCTGACGGCAGTCTGGCGACCGGTGCAAGCGCAAGCTACATCACAAACTCATTCATCTCTGTGTCGTTCACCCCAGAGTACGAAGACGGAGATGAGTTCACACAGAAGAACGCAGCCGGTGAGGTTTGCGTAACCTACAAGGCACCTGACACGCTTAAGCGTGTTACTCTTGAGATCTCAGTCTGTGACCCAGACCCAGTCTTCACAGAGATTGCAGGTGGTGGTACTCTACTTGAGACTGCTGGCGAGGTTCTTGGTTACGCGTCTCCAGAGGTCGGTGTCGATGCAATGCCATACGGCGCAGCACTCGAGGTATTCTCGAACGCTATCGTTGCAGGTAAGCCAGCGTCGACTAACCGATACTGGCACTGGGTCTTCCCTTATGTCGTACTTCGTCCTTCCGGAGACCGCGTCTTCGAGGGTGGCATTCTTGCTAACACCTTCGAAGGTTGGGGCACTGGAAACTCGATGTTCGGCACCGGACCTGGTGACCCATCGTGGCCGTTCATCTCTGACCGTCCGTACCAGTATGCGCGAACAAACGCACTACCAACTGGTTCACGCGGTTACTACACAATCGTCTGATTCTTGACAAGACAAGCACCCGCGAGCTTCGGTTCGCGGGTGCTTGCTTTGTAAAAGCAGGGTATGATAGACACTAGAACCGCACACACTAGAGGTAACTGATGGCTATTGTCTGGATTACAGCGAATGATCTAGATGACTCTACTAATGAGTATGCAGAAGAAGTAGCAAAGGCTGCGAGCTGGATTCTCTACAAGCTGACCGCTGAGAAGTATGCCGGCATTCGAGAAACAACCGAGTGGTACGGAATACCGTCAGCAACATGTCAGGTTTGTTCAGCTATCAACAGTGACTTGTCGTTCATGTCGTCATCAATTGCGATCAATCAGCATGTTCACTTGTTTCGGGACAGTGGTCTCTACCGCAGAGAGCTTAGACTTCGAGGTAAGCCTGTTCGCAGAATTTCTAGCGTAGTTGCAGGAAGCACGGTTCTAGCGTCTTCAGACTACAAGCTAGCGAACAACGCATTCATTGTCAAGTCTGACGGAACTCGTTGGGATATGACGCAGGGTGTCTATGTCACCTATGAGTATGGCAACATGCCACCGGCAGCTGGCATCAGAGCAGCTAAGACTCTCGGCAACGAGCTACTTCTCGCTATCAGTGATCCTGCTAAGTGCCAACTTCCAGCGCGAGTGACGTCAATGACACGACAGGGCTACACATTTGACATGTTTGACCCACGTGAGTTCTTGTCAAGCGGTCGACTCGGCTTGTTTGATGTAGACATGTTCATTGCGGCAGCTAACCCATACGGCGCTAAAAAGCGTCCGCGTGTGTTCTTGCCAGACCAGCCACACGGCGAACGATACAACTGAGAGGAAAGACTGTGGACGGAAACCCTTACGCAGCGAAGAGCACGTCTCGACTTCATAGAGCAGCTCTAGTCACAGCTCCTGACGGTACCATCAAGGAAATCCTTGCCTGGGTATCCGGTGATCCAGAACGCGCCAGAATCGCTCTGGACAAGGAGAACAGTGGTCACTCGCGAACGACTCTGATCAACGAACTAGAGAAGATCATCAATGAGTGACTTGCCCGAAGATTCGATCTTTAACGCACTAGAAGTTGTGCTTGAATCAATCAACGGTGTCTACTCTTCCGCCGGTGTAGAGCTTCCTACACGTCAGCTTTTGACAGTGGGAGGACCCGGAGAAGAGCCGCATGACTGTGAGCAAGTCACAGTGTCGTTTGACCAACTCTACTCTGGTCCTCCTGGGGAGCAGGCACAGGTTCCTGCAAGATGCGAGTCTCCTCGAACCGCGGTGGTTGTCGTTGAAGTTGTAAGATGCCTACCTATCAGCAAGAACCCACGGCAACTCCTCTCGACAGCAGAGATCACTGACTTCGCAATGCTTCAGATGAAGGATGCATGGCTTCTCATGGACGCAGGACTTAAGACCGGAGAAGCCTTGGCGTTCACGGGTGCACTCGCAGATGTCACTGCAGGTCCTGCATCGGGCGGGTACCAAGCAATGGTGATGAACTTGATCATTGGAATTCCGTGATGGTTGCTGTAGTCTACAAGCCGAGCATCCATGGAATGCTAGAGCTTACACGAGATCCCACTGGTCCGATCGGCAGAGACCTCAAGAAGCGTGGTATTCGTCTAGAGTATCTCGCAAAGAAGCAAGTCGGTAAAAAGACTGGTGTTCTTGCTGTATCTATTCGTAATGAAGTTCAGCAGGCGTCTACTGGGCTTTTAGTCAAAGTAGGGTCTGACCATAAGCTAGCTTTAATGCATCACAATGGTACTCGCGCCCACGTCATTCGACCACGAAGAGCTCGTGCACTTCGCTTTGTACATAATGGTAGGATTGTCTATGCCCGCAGAGTATGGCACCCTGGCACCAAGCCAAATCGCTATCTGACGGACAACTTGTTCAGAGTTGTATTGACTTGATGAATTGGAATGACTAGTATGCCAAGGATGAACCCCCGACACCGCTCATTTACTCCGTCAAAGCATCGTGAAGTTGCGCCTCTTAGCTTTGACTTGTACGATGAGACGTTTGACTGCAAGCCTCGTCTTCAAGGAACTGTTCTTCTTGAGTTCATTGCACGATCTGAAGGTAGCTCTACTGCGAGTGCTGCAAGTCTTCTCGAGTTCTTTGACCGAGCACTGATTGACGCAGACACTGTAGATAGATTCCACGCGTTGATCGAGTCTGATGACAAGATCGTCGACATCAATGAGCTTGGTGAGATCATTTCATGGCTTGT